GGCTTATGAAATATTTTCTCCTTCCGATGAAGGGCATTTTTCTGTTGCTGGTGTTCATTGCGGATATGACAAGCTGAAGATTGGCAAAGATGGCAAGTTCACATTATCCCCTGAAACAGGAACAGTATTCTTAAATTATGACCAGTGCGGTGCCGGAATTGTTGCTCATGAATTGGGTCATGCCGTTTTATGGGCGCATAAACATAATAAGGCAAAGGAGCAGTATCCTATTGTTATCCGTAACATGGATGAAGAGGAAGAAATATTATATCATCAAACTTATGCCATCCAGCAGTTCTATGACTGGTTGTATGGCATCGAAAAATGGTTTAAGAAATGAACTACAATGCCTAAACATTTATTCCCTGAACTATTTATTGGCAATAAATACAATAAATTAATTATTATTTCCATTGAAAGGAGACAGAGTAAATTATTTGTAGTGGCGCAATGCGAATGCGGCATTATAAAAGAATACTTGCTGTCCAAATTAATTAATAATCATACAAGATCATGTGGATGCCTTCATAAGGAACTGCTGCGAAAAAGGATGAAATCCCATGGGCTTTCCGGTACAAGATTGCATGGAATATGGTCTGGAATGATAGATAGATGTAGGAGAGTAGGCAATTCAAAGTATAAGTATTATGGGGGTCGGGGAATATCCGTATGCGAACAATGGCAGATAAGCTTTATAAGCTTTACAAATTGGGCATTTGCAAATGGATATAATGACACTCTTACGATAGAGCGAAAAGAAGTTAATGGGAATTATGAACCCGATAATTGTAAATGGATTCCAGCTGGAGAGCAGGCATTGAATACCAGGAATACCCATTATATTGAATTCAACGGCCAAAAATTAACGGTTTCGCAATGGGCAAAGCAATTAAATATTAATTATAATACCCTTTTGAACCGTATCAACACGTATAAATGGTCTATTGAGAAATCGCTAACTACGCCCCTCAGATCATGACAATAATAGTTCCTTTTCGTCAAAGAGAAACTCACCTCGCCCAGTTCCTCCCGCACATGCGCGCGTACTTACCGCATGCGGATATTGTGGTGGTTGAGCAGGAAGAGGGGAAGCCGTTCAACAGGGGGAAGCTCATTAACATAGGATTCCTTGAAACGAGAGCCGCATTTTTCGTAGCGCACGATGTGGATATACTCCCGATAGAGGTTAATTACGACCCACGTTCCGGCGTCACCCAACTGGCCAGCAGTAAAATACAGCGGAGCGGCTATTTGGGAGGTGTTACCAAGTTTGATGCGGTTACATTCGAGAAGGTGGGCGGCTACCACAATGATTACTTTCACCGGGCAGAAGACAACGAGTTGATGTTCAACCTTAAGCGCCTCGACATACCTGTCGTCAACCGCTTCGGCACCTTCCGCGAACTCCCCCATCCCCGCACCGGCCCTGAGTTCATCCCCGAACTATGGGAGAAAGCGCAGCGGCCCAGGGATATTCAGGATCAGCTAAGTGTTTGTCAGTACGAGGTTATAAGTAGAAGGGAGTATGGAGGCCCGATACATTTAATAGTAAGTATTTAATACATTTGCATCACATAAAAGGGTAACTGACATAGGCAATCAGTGAGAGATATATGCAAACCGCCATTCTTGCACCGGTTCCCACCTTGCAGGCGGCAGGACAGGATAAATGTAATGCCTGATTACACCTGTCCTGGTTGGCGGGCCTTCTGATCGTAATTCTACTATTGCGCGAACCATTCCCGCATATTAATTTTACACCATGAAATACATCATCCCCCTGCTGCTGATCTTTGCATCCTGCAGTAGTAAGACAACAACGATTAAAGCCCAGATGAAAATATACCAGGATAGCCTGAATAACGCCTCCCTGGAGCAGCAAAAATTAGATGCTGGTGAGTCCGATCGCCTCATCACTTACATGAATAAGAGGCTGCCGATGGATGAGAGCCTGAAGGACCTGCAAAAGATCAGGGCTATTAACGACTTCAATATGAAGCTCAACAAGGAATACGAGGCGCAGGAAGACTCCATAAAGCGCGTACAACGCCCGATCATTGCCGATCTGGAGGCCAAGCAGTTTCAATACGAACTGCGTATTAAGGAGTTGAAGTTGGAAATGGAGAGTCAATAGCGGAGTGGCAGGCCGCGCACAGCACATATTCTGTTTGGGATATTTGGCCGAGGCAATCCATTCTTAGCCATTGAGTGTTTTCCAGCGTTTATATTCAGGAGTATTTATGACGCGGTCATAAAGCGCAAGGTCTTGCATCTTAACGAGGCGTTCACTGATAGGTCTTATCTGATGCCCACAATTATAGCCTCCCCGGCGGATGAAGAAATTCTCCGGATTGGTACCTTCGATTAGGCCGTTGGGTAGTCCTGTCTTATCATATATTGGCACCTTTGTTTTCTCTCCGTTTTTAATGTAATATAAATCTTCCGCAGCCAGCAACGACGGCACTTGTGATACATGGAAATAGCGCAGGTCGGTCATTGCATCACAGAACGGCCTCGTCGTTTTGATATCACTTCCTTGGTAAGCGTACCACTCATATCCGAGATCGCTACTTATACTCTGCGTCACCTGCGCGGAGTACTGGTTCAGCGACGTCACAGTAATAGTCTTCGCATACTTCGTCAGCAACCCATCACTTTTCTGCGTATCAGTCAGCGACTCCCGCAACTGTCCCAGTAAATCCCTATATGATCCACCGGTAGTTACATTGGTACGCAGGATATCCGCAATATTATCGCTGATGTTGGTTCCTATACCAGATTCGGTGAGCTGTGAAACCGTGTCGCCAATAGCCTGGGTACGAATCTCTTTTAAGATACTTCGCGGCTTGAAGGTACTCTCTATCTGCGTCCAGTATTCCGATTGCAGGCGCCCTACGTCATTGAAAGCCTGAGCAAACCGCTTGACCTCACCTAAGTAATCATCATTCAGCACCAAGCGCAATAGCTTGTTTTTGATGCTGCCAACAATCTTCAGATTGGCTATGGTCGTTTTGATCTTGCCGCCCTTCAGGTCCAGGCGGGTCAGCTCATCTTCAATACCGGCGAGCATATCCCGCTGGGAGGCGGGCATACGCTTGTTGAAGCGGGTGATGGCTTCGTGAATACGGTCGGTAATATCGTTGAAGGAAGGCATCAGATTCCGTAGGCGCCTACATTGTTATCTACCGGCAGGAGCGCCGCTTGCCCGGAAAGTATCTGCTCCTGTGCATACGCCTTAAGTACGGCCTGCTGTTCTTCCAGTTCCATATCAGCAAAGTCCTCGTTCTCTTCTATTGCCCTCTGTACGAACGATTCAATGTTACTGGAAATGATATAGGTTTCCTGGGTAATACCTTTGTTGCTGAGCTTTGACATCTTAATGTCTTCGGATTCCCCGGCCTGCGGATCGAGCATCAATACCAGACTCAGCCGGTCGCGCACTTCCGGTTCATTGGCGAACCGTTTACCGGCATATTCAACCTCCATAGCATTGGTCACCACCGGGTTTAGTCCGGACTTCTTGGCCGTGTCCAGTTCGGTCTGCATAAACTCGCTGCTGAGCAGGTCGTAATGTTCGGGAACGGCTATAGAGGGCACCATGCTGTTCAGCGTCTCGGGATCAGGATATATCGTGCCGTATCGGTACCAGGTAATCAGCTTGTAGATGTTGTCCATGATCCTTACGAGGTCTTCGGCGATGGCGTGGACTGTATTATTAAGCTCCTCTTTATCAACCTCTTTTGCCGTTCCGGATTGACTTAAGGGCACTTGGTCCAGAAACTGAAAGTTAATAGATGCCAGGCCGTCGTAGATATGCTGCTTTACCGATGCCTCCATCACCTTCACAATCTCAACGTCTTTCTGCACGTAGCCAATAGGAGGATTAGGAATAGCGCCGCCGCCTTCTACATTGTTTACCGGGCGGATGAGCACTTTGGCATAAGGTCCTGCAGCAATGTAACCACGGCCTGCGCACTTTGAACATATAAGTGGTTCACCACCAATCTCATTAGCCCTTTTGCCCGTGCCCTTACAATCCGTACACTCATTTTGCGTGAACTCCCACCGCTCAGGATAGATATGCAGTACCTTGGCCGCCTGCAAGTCGGAATATTCCCGCAGTGCCTCATCGAAATCAGGCAGCACGCCGGATATGCGGGACTCATACAGGAAGTTGCTGCCATCGGCCTCACAGATAATGGCGCCAATTTTAAATGCGGGCATCACCATCAGGTTGTGCTGGTAGGAATATACCATATCATAGTCTTCCTTGGTATTGATCTGGTCCCAGCGCTCAATAACCTCCCGGTTAACAACATAATAGGAGCGGCCTTTAGCCTTCGCGCGCGCTCTGCCTGCCTGGTACCAGCAACCTTCCGGGATCTCCAGCATCGCATATTCCCCTTCAATGAACTCGATCACATGGCAGGAGGCGAATACTTCAGCGAACGGCCGAAGATATGTAGATGGATCTTGCGGTATTTCCAATGGCCGTACGAATACTACTCCGTTGGGATCGACCAGGTATTTTTTAAGCAGAACTGCAAACACCCAGTTCGTCAGTGACGTGAAGTAAGGGTATTTTTTCTCTGTATAATCTTCCAGTGTCTCCCCCTCAATGATCAGCGGGAAATCCCCCGGTGCGGGGAACTTGATGGACCAGTCAGAAGACCGGCGAATCTTGCCCAGGCTTGCCACTATCTTACTGAA